GGCGAGTTGCCCAATCTAAAGCATCCTGCTGATATTCACGACTGGCTGGAAAAGCCTGAAAGGCGGACTGAGATAGAGGCGTTAAATGGCTGATGTAACGATTGAAGCTGCTGCTAGTGCCAGTTTTAGTTATAGAGCCGTGCGGGGCGGTGTTTTCTGGACTTCCCCTACAGTTGGCTATGTTATTTACCTCAATGTTAATGATGATTTGGTATACAGGAAAACTGCCGATGGCGGGGCTACTTGGGGTAATGCTACTGAAATAGTAGCAGCAGCATCTTGCGATGCCTTAGCATATGATTGCTGGGCAGACTGGCAGACAGAGGGTGATGCGGGGACAAAGATTCATATAGCGTATATGAGTCTTGATACCGGGGAAGTGCGGTATGTGTATCTGGATACAAGTGATGACTCGGTTGGCGGGGATGATTTAATAGAAACCTGTCAGGGGACTGGAACCTTTTTGGATGTTACTGCTTTTCAGCGTCACATGGTTTCTATTACTAAAACCAGAGGTGGTAATCTTGCGGTCGCTATAAAGTATTATGACAGCAATCAAGCCACATTTAATTCATTTTATACCTCACCTGATGCTGATACATGGACAAGCAAGACAAATCCCTATGAGCAGCCCGAAGATTATTGTTTGCTATTCCCGGGCAACGAGGCTGATAATCAGGACTTGTGGGGTGTTTACTGGGATGTTTCTGCCGATGAAATCTCACTCAAAACCTTTGATGACTCTGGAAATAGTTGGGGTGAGCAATCCATTTCAGGCAGTATGGCTGAAAATGCTAGTTTTTTGCAGATGGCTGGGGCAATCCGCCTCAGTGACGGGCATTTAATACTCGCTGCGTGGAATATGATTGACAACGCTGCCGCGGATTTAATGACTTGGGATATAAACGGAGCGGGAAGCATCACGGCAAAGACCAATGTGCTTACCAATAGTGCAGAGAGCTTTTTAGTATCAGTATTCATTAACCAAGCCAATGACGATATTTATATTGCCTATGCGAAAGGAACGACTGCGTTTTCTCTCGTAGCAGCTTTTTATCAAAAGAGTATTGATGGTGGTGCTAACTGGGGAGGACAAACAGCACTCCAAGCCGATGCGGAAGATGATGAAAGGGGGATTTACTGTGGTGCTGTAAAAGCTGCATGGGGTGGTAAATTTCAACCTGTCTGGTTCAATAATGACCTATTTGACATTTTTACCAATACTGATAACGGAATATCAATAGCAGCAGCAGGCGGGGGACCAGCTGCTGAATCAAGCCCAGTGGCAGTTGTTGCCAGTGTGGTAAGTGCGGGCATCTCCGGCTCAGGATCAGTATTACTAACAGCCGCCTCTCTGGCAAGTACGCTATCAATCAAGGCGGGTGCTGTATCGGGTGCCGGGGTAGCGCCTTTAACCAGCGCCATAGTGGCTATAGCCTCCAGTCTTAAAAACGCTTCAATCTCAGGTTCAGGCAATGCTTCCCTGACAGGCTCCGCAGTATCTATGGCGAGCGCTGTGAAGAGCGGAGGTATAGCAGGGATAGGCTATGGGACATTAACAGGCAGTCCCATCATAGTAGCTCCCTTTGTTCAGAATGCGACTATAAAAAAGGCAGGCAATATAATAGCACATGCACAGGCAGCTTTAAAACTTGTGATTCATTTTTAGGAGGTAAGGAAAATGGCAGCGGTAGGCTCTATAGACATAACATACGAAGAAATCAAGACAATTAAAAAAGTCATCCTCGACTGGACATCTTCCAGTGATACAGGCGCGGTGAGCGGGGTATTGACCAAGCCACTAGCCGGCATTATCGACCGGGTTACCTTTGTCCCTGACTCGGGCGATACTCAACCTTCTAACCAATATGATGTTACCCTCGAAGACGAGGAAGGAATTGATGTCCTGGGCGGGCAGGGGGCAGACTTAAGCAATGCGGCAGCATCAAGCACAGTGGGCGGTGTTCCATTGAAAGATGGGACCACGACAACAACGGTTCCCTTTGCCATATCAGGCACACTCGAATTGAAAGTCGCTGCTGCTGGAAATAGTAACGGTGGGCAGGTAATTCTTTATCTGAGGTAAGTTATGGCTAAGACAATTGAGACTACCAGCATGGAGCCGCCCGAGAACACCATGCTGAAAATAAAAAAGAGGAAGAAGCAATATGGGACTCGTTCTAAACACGGCACCGAGCGTCGAGCCGGTAAGCCTGGCACAGGCTAAATTACATTTACGAATAGACAGTGAAGACCTGGCCGACGATATTACCACCGAGATAAGCATCGCCCCAGGCGGCCACGGCATGGTCGCCTCTTACTCACTTGAGGGTGAAGCGGTAGAGGTCTCGGGCTATGATGCCCTGGTCAACCTGGTCTCCGGCGCCAACGGCAGCGGGGGAACCGTCGATGTGAAACTCCAGGAAAGCAACGACGGTGAAAACTGGTCGGATGTGGATTCCGGCGCTTTTACCCAGGTAACCGAGGAGAATGACAATGCCGTCCAGGAGAAAGCCTATACCGGCAGCTATACCTATATCCGGGCGGTGGCCACAGTAGCCGTAGCCACCTGCGACTTCGGAGTCGAGGTGATAAAGAAAGCGGGCCCGGCGGTCGAGGACGATTTACTCACCGCGCTCATCACCGCCGCCAGGCAGGACTGCGAGAAGTTCCAGAACCGGAGTTACATTACTCAGACCTGGGAGCTGTGGCTCGATGCTTTCCCTTCAAAAGATTTCATAGAGATACCATTGCCTCCGCTACAGTCGGTCAGCTCTGTTAAATATTACGACACCGATGATACCGAGGCAACACTTTCCAGTAGCAATTACTTCGTGGATATCAAGAGTGAGCCGGGGCGGGTATCCCTGAATTACGGCGAGAGCTGGCCATCGACAACGCTGCGGCCGGTCAATGGGGTCTGTCTAACGTTCATCTGTGGATATGGAAATTTAGGGAGTGATGTACCCCGGAACATCTACCAGGCAATACTACTCCTGCTCGGTCACCTCTATGAGAACCGGGAGGATGTCGTTATCGGAGCGGTGGTTAGTCCATTGCCATTAGGAGTAGAGGCATTGCTCTGGAAGGACAGGATTTTGTAATGGTTAAACGATGTACCGAAAAAAACAGGGATTCATATAATCCATTGCCAGATTATCGCCCCTTATTAATTTTGTGGGGATTTATAGATATTGGTCTGCTTGTAATAGCCCTTCTAAATTTGGGGATTTTATTATGAGGGCAGGATTTTTACGGCACAGGATCACGCTGCAGAAGACGACCCAAGCTCGCAATTCATTCAACGAGATGGAAGTCTCTTATACCGACGTGGCTACCGTCTGGGCGGCGATAGAGTGGGGGAGCGGGCGGAGATACGAGGAAGCGGCGCAGCTTAATGCTGAGGTACAGGGAGTCGTCCGGATACGGTACCGCTCCGATGTTAAGCCGGAGTGGCGAATCAAGTACGGCAACCGGCACTTCCAGATATTATCGCTCGCCAATGTCTACGAGCGGGGCAGGGAATTACAGCTCAACTGCAAGGAGCTACAGGACTGATGAAGATGCAGATTGCCCTCAAAGGCATGGACCGGTTCGAGCGCAATACCAACAAACTCATCAAAGAAGTGACCAAAGAGAAGACCAAGTTGCTGCTGAAGCAGGCGCGGCTGGTTCGCGACCGGATAAAGCAGAAAGCCCCGGTGGGTCCGACAGGCAATTTGAAGAAGGCGGCCTATGCCAAAGCATTACCGGAGACAATGAGCAGTTTGGCGGTTGCCTTCGCCGGCATACGCCCCAGGCGGGCGCCCCACGCTCACCTGGTGGAATACGGGCATGGGGGACCTCACCCGGCTCCGCCGCATCCCTTTTTCCGCCCGGCAGTGGATGAGGTCAAAGATAAAGTAATGCGGAATATCAAGGAGGGGCTGGGGAAAGCAGTCAAGGGAGCGGCATAGTGTTAATCGAGCAGGCATTGATGACATACCTCCTGGCGCAGTCGGGCATCACTGATTACGTCGGGCGGAGGATATATTTCGTCCAGGCACCCCAGAACACCGCCCAACCCTACATGATTATCAACAAGATATCCGGGGTGCGGGAGCACACGCATGAAGGCGGGGGGTTGGCCCATCCACGCTTTCAGCTCTCGGTCTTTGCCGGTAAGTACTCCGATGCTAAAAGCTGTATCAGCGCTCTCCAGACGGCCTTACAGGGCTACTCCGGGACGATGGGGGGTGATGGGGGTGTGAAGGTGGGGGTTGCGCTATATGACGATGAGACGGACCTGGAGCGCGGGGAGCAGGGGCTTTACGGGGTAGCCGCCGATTATATCATATGGCATTCGGAATAAAGGAGGAAGCCATGCGACAGGTTTGCCCGGACTGCGGGGGCACAGGGAAGATTGAAAAGCCGGTCAGCATGACGGCAAAAGAATTCTTTACTTGCGAGACCTGCGAAGGCACCGGCTATCTGGGCGGTGAATATGATAAGGTAATCACCCGGCTCGATAAAATCATTGAAATCCTGAGCAAACTGGAGGAGAGAAGAAAATGACGAAGAGTATCTATTATCGCACTCCATACCAGCAGACCCTGGTACGCAAGGTCAAGGCGACCATCAATAAATCCTCCGCGGTACTCTTCGACCCGCAGAGCAGCAATCTTGAAAAAATCAGGGCTGTATATCAGATGGTGAAACTTACCCCCGTTATTCTCAAAGAGCTACCCGAGCCGACCATTAAAAATACCGGGACCAGGGAAGCCCATATCCTGGTTGATATAAGGGATAGATTTTTCAAGCAGCTCAATCTCCCCAGCCGGGTCAACTTCCTCGAGGCGTTTGTAAACCTGTTCATTATGATTATAGATACGGATTTCTACCGGCCGTTTATCAGTTGGTGGGTGTGGGAAATCAAGAAGAGCGACTGGCCGCCTCTGGGGCCCCGCCAGCCGGACTCACACCACTGGGATAGCACGGTAGAATAAAAGTCCTTTCAGTCCAAACTCGGACCGCCATCATGGCGGTCTTTTTATTTCGCGCAAAATAATTCTGGAGGTAAAGCGAAATGGCAGCAGAGACAGAACCACAAACAGGCTATGGCACCCAGGTTACCTGGGATGGCCACGATATCGGCTATCTGCTCGACCTGGAGTATTCCGGCATCGACATGGGAACGGTAGAGTCCAGCAGCCACGAGTCGGAGTGGAAGACCTATCTGCCCGGGATGCTCGACGGCGGCGAGCTGACGCTACCCATCAGGTTCATCGCCGGGGATACGACCGGCCAAAAAATATTGCTGGCGGACATGAAATCGCGCACGGAGCGGGAAGTCATTATCACCCTGCCGGACGCAACCACCTGGACATTCAATGCCCTGGCAACTCACTTCGGGGACTTCACCTTCCCGATGGAAGGCAACATTGATGCCTCTCTGACCCTGAAGGTTACCGGCGAGCCGGTCTTCTCCGAGGAATCATAACCCCGGTAGCGGTCTTTTTATTTCGCGCAAAATAATTCTGGAGGTAAAGCAAAATGGCAGCAGAGACAGAACCACAAACAGGCTATGGCACCCAGGTTACCTGGGGTGGTCACGATATCGGCTATCTACTCGACCTGGAGTATTCCGGCATCGACATGGGAACGGTAGAGTCCAGCAGCCACGAGTCGGAGTGGAAGACCTATCTACCCGGGATGCTCGACGGCGGCGAGCTGACGCTACCCATCAGGTTCATCGCCGGGGATACGACCGGCCAACAACAGTTGTTGTCCGACATGAAATCGCGCACCGAGCGGGAAGTCATTATCACCCTGCCGGACGCAACCACCTGGACATTCAACGCACTGGCAACTCACTTCGGGGACTTCACCTTCCCGATGGAAGGCACCGTTGACGCCTCTCTGACCCTGAAGGTTACCGGCGAGCCGACATTCTCCGAGGAATAATAACCCGGGTAGTAAAAAGGAGGAAACATGAGCAAGGTAAAACCGGCTATCCCCATACTGCTAGATAAAGAACGGCATTTGCTTTTGGACCTCAACGCCATGGTTGCCTTCGAGGAGGCCACCGGAGAGAGCCTTTTCAAAGGTATTGACCCCGAGCACATGGGAGCGAAAGAACTCCGCGCCCTGCTCTGGGCATGCCTGCTCCACGAAGACGAAAAATTAACCCTGAAGCAGGTCGGCTCATGGATAAATACCGGGAACATGGCTGAGATAGCGCAGCATATCAACGACGCATTCCAGGCGGCTATGCCGGAAGCGGAGGGTAAAAAAGAAAAAGTCCCTTTAGCAAGCCCCCTGGATGGCTAGAGCTCTGGGCATTCGGGAGATACAACCTCGGCTTATCCGAAGCCGAGTTCTGGCACCTCACGCTGGCGCAGTTCAGTGAGCTGACCAGGAAATACGACGCGCAGCAGACGATAGAGGATTATCACTTCGCGCTCATTGCCTCTGTCATAGCCGAGGTTAATCGGGACCGCAAAAAGCGGGCAAAGCATTTTACCCCGCAGGACTTCATGCTCCTGAAAAAGCCGAAAAGAATAACCGGCGGCGACCAGATAAAGCAGCGGGTGCGCTTTCTCAATTCTATTCTCGGGGGCAAGGAACAAAAGAAAGGTCGGAGGCAAGATGGGAAATGAAATAGCGAAGCTCTTTGTCACCCTGGGTTTGGATGATAAAAGCTTCATCTCCAAAATCAATAAGACCCAGAAGTCACTATCCCAGGCGGGCAAGATTATGACCGGCATTGGGGTAGGTATTACGGCCTCACTGGGCGTGGCGACGAAGCTGGCTGCCGACTTCGATACCGCGATGCGTGAAGTCAATACCATGATGCAGCTCTCCGATAGCGAGTTCGAGGCGTTTTCTGATGAGGTCAAGCAGATGTCGACCAGACTGGGGGTCGATGCCGTGAAATCGGCCGAAGCTCTTTACCAGGCAATCTCCGCCGGCGTACCGAAGGAGAACGCGATTGACTTCCTCCAGGTAGCCACCAAGGCGGCTATCGGCGGCGTCACGGATACGGAGACTGCCGTAGACGGTTTATCCACAGTCCTCAATGCTTTCAAGATACCGGTCGAGGACGCCGAGAAGGTAGCCGATATAATGTTTACCACGGTCAAAAACGGCAAGACTACCTTTGAGGAGCTATCGGCATCCTTATTCAATGTAGCGCCTATAGCTGCATCTGCGGGTATCGGTTTTGAGGAAGTCTCTGCCGCGGTCGCTACCATGTCGAAGCAAGGGATTAAAACAGCAACCGCCACAACTCAATTGAGACAGGTAGTTGCGAGCCTTATAAAGCCGACCGCTGATATGGGGAAGGTATTAGAGAAGCTCGGTTATGAATCGGGCGAGGCGATGTTAGAAGAGTTGGGATTGGCCGGGACATTGAACAAACTGAGAGAGGCCACTGGTGGCAGTAATGAAATGCTCGGCAAAATGTTCGGCTCGGTGGAAGGTCTCTCTGCTGTTTTATCACTCACCGGGGAAAACGCTACTACATTTGCTGCTGATATAGAGGCGATGGCAGACTCCAGCAGCGCATCGGTCGCCGCCTTTGAGCAGATGGAAAAAGGCGCAGGCCGCACCCTTGAGTCCATCCAGGAAACTATAAAGGGCTTAGCCTCGACCATCGGCGATAACCTGCTGCCCATCCTGAAGGAAATCATAGACAAAATAAAGCCCATTATTCAGAAGATAGTCGACTGGATACAGCAGAACCCGCAGCTCACCAAGACGATTGTTATTATCGTCGCTGCCATCGGCGTATTGTTGACAGTCCTCGGTCTCCTGCTATATTCGCTGCCGATGCTCGCAGCAGGCTTTACACTACTTCTCGGCCCTGTCGGGCTGGTAATTGCTGCCGTAATTGCGCTGGCAGCCCTGGCGACACTCATAGTAATGAACTGGGAAGGCATTAAAAATTTCTTCGTCGGCTTGTGGTTGACGATTACAGATGCCTTCGGAGCAGCCTGGGACTGGCTGAAGGAGAACTGGCCCTACTTCCTGGGGCTGCCCGGTCTCATCTTTATGAACTGGGACAAGATAACCGGGTTCTTTAATGAGCTCTGGAATAGCATCAAAAATATATTCTCCGCTGCCTGGGAAGCGATTAAGAGCGTGGCAATAGACCCTATTGTTGCTGCCGTCGATAGAATTATAGATATCTGGAATGAAATTCTTCCTTTCTTTGAGGGACTGTGGATCAGCATAAAAGGGATTTTTAACAAGATTGCGCAGGCGATGTACGAGCCGATTCGGAATGCCATCAACTACATCATCGACATGGCCAACCAGATGATA